TCACCTAATGATACTTCGACCATCTGGTCGGGCGACCAATTAACAGTCGGCTCAGTCACTACACTCATCGTTTTAATTCAGTTTCGTAATGGTATTTAGTAAATAATTCTTGCAAAAGGACACTTAGACTTGCCTTTAGTAAATAACCTATCTTTCCAAGTACCATTATCCATAGCCTCTTCCCTTTTAGTTTCGTAAATCTCTAGTATCTCATCTATTATAACAGGATCCTCTATCTTATTCAAGTTGACTTCATCATTTAAATCAGGAGAATGGAATGATAACCTACAAAGAGGGTCACCCTTTTTAATGGTAACTGGTCTATCTTTATCCACCACAGCAAATCCAATACTTGCTTTCGATGGCCAAGTAGATAACTGTACCCATGCAGGAACCATAATTAAATTATTATCCAACGATGTCATCGGATGATCATTTGCTTCTAACCAAATATCATCATCATGTGTCCAGAATAAAAAATGAGGAGTAGTCAAATGAAAAACTAATGTATCAAGATGTTCTTGATTACAATGTAAGAAGTTTTTATCTATTGGTTCACCTACTCTAAACTCAAAGTCAATAGGTGCTGTTACTATAAAGGTTCTTTCATTCTTATGATTGAAACATGGACACCTTCTATATGGCATACCACTAGAATCAACAAGTTCAGACTGCCTTACAACACTATGACCTTCTTGACTAAGATAATTTATTTCCATCAGTATATAATATTTGTCACTCCTTTATAATACTTGGTCATCTCATATTTTCTATGGAGATAATCTACTTCAATTTTCTTACCACTTAACTCTTCATATACTCTAACAAAAGTTCCTAGCATATGCCAATGTAATGGTGGAATATACGATGGTGATAAACAAACAAATATTTGATCAAATTTATACTCACCAAAGTCATAATCTTCTTTGAATGACCAAGTAAATTTGTCACCAAATAAATTATGCCCATGCATAGTATCAGTAAATTCTTCACTGGTTAGATTCATAATCCAATGCCAAGATTTTAATCTTCCTTGTGAATGTAAATAGTATCCCCAATTACCTTCAGCAACTCTTTCATCCTCCTCTATGAACTTAACTTCTTGCTCTATAGTATCCATACCATTTGTTAATATATCACTATGGTGATCTATATTAACTATCTCTATATCAGTATGACCTTCCAACCCATATAAAATTGCATCATGATCATATCCAAAATGAACATCCTTGCAATTTTTTAATGCTCTTAAAAAAGTTCTTAAACAAAAATCATAATTATCAATATCAATTTTCTGAGATATAGTTTCAAATACCTCAGGCATCTTTGACTGTATATACTTCCACTTTACTACAGGTTGATCTTCTACATTATGCTCATACATCCCACTAGTATAAAATTCATTAATTGCTGGTGCAGATATAAAATCTAAATCTATACTAAGGATCCTCACATTCTTCCTCCAGTATTAAGCTTCTGTTTAATATATTTAATCTGTTCCTTTGTTAAGATAGTCATTGCTTGTTGTGCTTTCTCTTCACTATAACCATAATATTTTTTAACTGCTTCTAGATCCTCAACCTTACCCTTCTTCAACCAAGGAGCAAACCTCCTCTTCTTTCTAAGAGAATTTAAATAAAAATCATACTGCATCCTCTTGTCAAGAAAATGAGACTTGTTCATCTCATTAGCAAACAATACAGAATCAAGAGATCCAGACAAACACTTGTTCACAACAAATGCTGGATACTTTGCCTCAGGTTCATCTTCAAAGAGATTCTCCTTTGTAAAGTTGATTGAATTTAACCAGTCTTTAAGTTCCATTATTTAAGAAAAGAAAGTGCGTTGCCATCTTCATAGAAGTGTTTGTGTACACTAGTTGCCTTAGAGTTGTACATGAAGTAATACAATTCTAACTCCTCTTCAGTTAGATCTGGTAGTCTATCCAAATCAAACCGTGTTTTTATTTCACTGTATATTAATGTCTTTGTAACATAAGACCCCACTTTACAACTTCTTTGCCAAGACCTTCCAGCGACTATACGCTCAAGAGTCCACATCCACATTGTATCACATTCAATATGTTTTGATATCTCTGAAGCATTCTGTAACACTAGCATATCATTAGCAGCATCTTCCTCATAATGATCTAGTAAAAGAGTATCACACTTGCCTGTGTATTCATACGCATCCATATGAATAACTTCTACATCATCAAAAAACTTAGGATTGATATACTTATGATAATCAATAACTTCTTTATTCTTTTCTACAACAGTAACTTTACTAACTTCTTTCTTATTCAATAACCAATTCTCTCTAACACCAAAACCTAATCCAGTACAAATACAATGACCCTTAGCCAAATCATAATGAGAATATAATTCATATGCTTGATCATGATCCTTTATCCTATAAGACATCCACTCTTCACCTTCAACAGACAACCTATACATTTGGTTGTAGTTATCAAAAGTTACTTCGCAAGAATCTGTCTTATATAATTGTAGATTAGGTGGAGTATAATTTAATTGATTAAGAAGTCGAAGCATAGTTAAGTAAGAGTAATTCTTTACGAGTTTGTTGATCACTCATATAATCACCAACAGAACGCATGGTGTAAGTAAGATCAAATTCAGCAGCATTCCAATCTTTAAATCGATCTCTTACTAGCTGTGTACTATTATAAGATATTAACTGAGGTGCTGTAAACTCATCACAGGTTTTAGCAAAATCGTCATGGTCAAATCTCTTATGCATCTCACCCTTCTTACCATACAAGTTATGCTTAATATCATAAGGAGGATCTAAGTATATGAATGCCTTAGGATTGTCAGAGATTAACTCCTTCCAATCATAATTGGTGATAGTCCAGTCCTCAATGAGTTCTGAGTACTCGCCAAGTTTTTCAATTCCTCGAAAGGAGAAGTTGGCTTCTGACGCTTGTGGACTGAAAGATGAAGACTCAGTAAGACCACTAAAGGAACACTTGTTGACAATATAAAAATCACACGCCCTATTAAATTCTGATCTAGTTTCATCATTAACATCCTCCTTTGCTTTTAAAAATAATTCTTTTGCAGTATCCCTATCAGGATGCATGTTCTTAATAGACCACAACTTATCCTGCATTGCTTGACCATCATGCTGCAACTGTTGCCAGAAGTTAGCAAGAGGTCCATACAAATCATTAACCCATATCTTTAGGTTAGGATGCAACTTAGTAACATACAATGCTACAGATCCACCACCTACAAAAGGTTCTCTAAATTCATCAAACTTATTTAAGTCTGGAAAATGTTGTGCTAGTTTAGTACAGGCACGAGATTTTCCACCTGGATAACGAAGAGGAGTCTTTAATGCTTTCATTTGAATTCACACTCCACCATAATTTCAGTCAGACATGCAAGAAGATTTATTTCTTGGTCGGCCACAAAAGCGATCTGGTACTGATACTTAGCAATAATGAGGACAGCAGCAGCAATGCTAGGACCTTCAAGGGATGAAGCAAGGCCATCATAAAGACGGCGAAGAAGTACAGCAGGATCATTGTCCAAATTATCATTGACCCACTTACGGACTCCAGAAAAATCTTTCTTACCAAGCGTTTTAATGAGGTCATCGACACTAACATCTGAAAATTCTGCTAATATTGCTGAGTCTATTGTACCACCTACAGAATACCTCTGCAACTCATTTAACACTCTCCTCCAATCAGGAAAATGCTTATTGATTAATTGAAGAAGAACTCTTTTATCTGCTTCGCAGTTTTCTTTATCAAGGATAGAAAGGATACGCTCGAAGAACGCAACTTGAATCTCTGCCTTCTCCTTACCCTTAATCGAGAACTCAACCACAGAACACCTGGAGTGTAGCGGTTGGATAATTTTATTCTTATAATTGCAGGTGAAGATGAACCTACAGTTCTTATGGAATGCCTCAATGTTACTCCTCAACAACAACTGTACATCATGTGTAGTGTTGTCTGCCTCATCAATAATAATAACTTTATGATTTGAGGATGGCAACAACGACATAGTAGAAGCAAAGTTCTTTGCTTGTCCTCTTACCGTGTCAAGAAACCTACCTTCATCTGAACCATTAATTAAAATATAATCACAACCCAACTCTTCGCAGAGTGCTTTAGCAACTGTAGTTTTACCCACACCTGCTGGTCCTGTTAAGAGAAGATTAGGAATCTCCCCTTTATTTAGGAACTCCCTAAAGGTTTGCTTAATATTCTCAGGGAGAATACACTCATCAATTGTTCTAGGTCGATACTTCTCAACCCAAAGAAAATCACGCTTCATAATGAATCTCAGATTGTGCTGGTGGATTCCAATGACGGACTACACCAGCAATAATAAAACAGTTAGTAACAAGATAGCTGACGAAAATAAAACTCCTAATAATGCATACTGCATTATCATACTCTGCAGTTTTATGATCCTCGAAACTTCCCAAGGCATATTTCCAGATCCTCCCTATCTTATGCATATGTTGAATCAGGTTCTAGTGCAATAAAGTAATCAAGATTATAATTGCTATTAGTAAATTTGGCAAGGTTCTTCTTAGAGATCTGAACATCATAAGATCCAGGGATCAATTTAATATTCTCAATCTTAAAGTTAAACTCAAATGTCTGCTCTGTCTTACCAACCACAAGAGTATACTCATTAGAGTTATCATTCTTACGATCAGAGACTACCAATGTAACCTCTTCACCATTACCAACTGCTGAAAGATCTGGTAACTGATATACAGACGATGCCTTCAAGAGTTTACCAAGTTGGATACTATCTAATTGGAAAGTAACATCACTTGAAGGAAGTTTCATTTGCTTCTCAGGTGGAACGATGATACAATCAGGATCTGCGAAAGCAAACTTAACCTTAGTTGACTTACCCTCACGGATAATCATGTATGTCTCATTCTTAAGATCCAAATCAGGATCCTTCATGAGGTTAACTCCATTCAGGAACTGAGGTAGATCATAGATCCCAAAGTCCCTCTCAAAATTTTCATCAACCTCTGCTTCTGCAAGGATGTTCTTCATCACACTAATAGTGCGAAGTTTAGAACCCTTCTTTACTAGAATGGATTGATTGATTGAGGAGAAATTCTCCAAGAGGCTAATTGTTTTTTCAGAAAGTTTCATATCCATTAGTAAGTTCCTTGTCTAATCCTTCAAAGTGGTATAGAAGTACAGCATAGTGTATAATCTTCTGAATGTCAAGCCGTGTAGTACCTTTCTTGTCATAGCGTGATGCATATTTAAGAATGTTACTACGACAGAATGCAGATGCATCCCCGACTGCTTCAATAAGATCTAGAGTTTGTACTCTATCATTATAAGCATAATGAGAACTATATGTTCTTCCAATATAGTCTTGAATCTTTTCTAAGATTTTGTCTTCGTTATACTTATAATGAACTGGCGGTTTTTCGATTTCCGCTTGCGAGGGTTTGAAGTTCGAGGTGTCAATCGTGACATTTTCTTGTGTGATGTCGAACCCAGCCCACTGTCCGTGAGACTCTGTGCTAAGTCCTGCCACATAGTTTCTTTCATCTTCTGGTCCATACATAACTGGAAATACCTCGTCTAGTGTTCCGTTGATTGTGTGATAAAGTAAGCTCCATGAATTAGTCATTAAACATAATTTTCATAAGTCTTAAATGCATCGTAAGCAGCACGAAAGTCATCACGATCTTCTACAGAAGCAACTTGTGCTGGTTGTGTAGCAGTGCCACGAAAAATCATAACACCTACTGGTCCTTGCTCATCATCCATTGAAAGATAATCAATGGTGGGTGATAGTTGAACGCCTTTCATAAAATTTGTTTGTCGATGAATCTATTATACAAATAAAAAGGATGCTGAAAACACCCTAGTAGACACTTTATAAACTGACACGAAGATGGTTATGAGAATCAATCCGATTTATATTACCATCTGGGAATACATTACCTGCAATAGAGTATCGATCATAATCATCATCATGAGGTTCTACTGAGTGTGGTATATAACTTGGAAAGAATAATACAGAACCTACAGGTACATTAACACCAGGTTTAAAGCGAGCTACAGACCCTATACCACCTCCTAAATGCATTGGAGGACATTCCTTATCTTGATCATAAAATACAGTTGCTGCACCCTCTGTTAGATAATGAATGAAACTCAAATAAAAGAATGTGTGATGATGCCTAGTATTAAACACACCCCTACTTGTCTTAGTTGACCACATAGAAGCAATTGATAATTTATCACAATGGAGTTTTTCTTTTACTCTATGATCCTCTAATGCTTTGTGTAAATAATCTGAATAGAAATCTAATTCAGGTATCTTGTGAAGATTAGAATCTGTTGTAAGAGGATGATCCCCTCTACCTTCAAACTTTAAAGAAGTAATAACCTCTAATAGTTTTTCATTAATATCTTTAGGTACATCCAAACCATGAATCATGGTAGGGAAGATAGGTATTTCAAACATCATTCACCAGCATTCTTTGCAGCATAAGAGAACCCTGCTTTCTTAGTGAACTCAACCACAGTAGAAAACTTATCTAACATATCTGCCTTATGCGATATCACAAATACATTAGCATCCTTAACAACATACTTTATAATTTTAATAAAGTCATCATTACCAACACCATCCAAAGAACTGTCAAACACCTCATCCATAATCAATAGATTAGTATTTGCAGAATTTTTAAACCTAGCAACCTCTCTCCATGTGAAAAGAAGTGCTAGGTCAATTCTCATCTTCTCTCCTTCAGAGAAAGATGAATAGGAAAACTTGTCATGTATTGGATTCTGTATTGTCTCGCTAAATTCTTCGTTCAGATGAAAGTTGATGTAGAAATCCATCATCTGTAGATAACGATTAACTTGCTCGTTAATTAAAGGTAGATACTTCTGAATGATTCTACTTTTAACACCACCATCTACTAATAGAGACTGTGCAAAGTCGTTGTAAGATATCTCTTCTTTAATTTTTACAAGTTGATCGAATGTACTACCAAGTTCTCCTTTAAACTTTTCTAACTCCTCATGCTCAGTATTTCTGTTTTGTAACTTGTTGGCAAGAGTTTGAATCTCTTGTTGTAAATCTCCTGTCTGTTGTTGTAATCCAGAAATCCTCGTATTGTTTTGAGAAATGTCATAAGTTAAAGTTGAAATCTCCTTGGTTAGTGTGGTGAAGTGACGCTCTCTATCGGTTTCTTCGTTTATAGACTCCTCCAGCTTTTGATAGCCTTCTTTGAGTTCCTTTGCTCTAAATTGAGCGTCTTCAATTCTATTTAACCGAAACGATTCTTCTATATCTTGGCTGCATGTAGGACATACCGTATTGTCTGTGAAAAACTTATGCTCTTTTGTAATCCTTGATACTTTATGAGATATCTTCTGCTTCAAAGAACCTAGTTTTTGCAAGCGTTGTGGAGAATCTGATACAGTTTTTAATTGTGTTTGAACGCTGTCTAAATTATTATTTAAGGATTCATTTTTCTTTAATATTTT